AGTATTCAACAAACGATTAGTAACATCTACACCAGTATAAGAAGTTGCATCAGGAGTCCAAAAGACTTCAAGGACTCCTTTAACATTCATCGAGGAGAACACATGAACTTTATAAACAAGAGTTCCCTTCCAAAATTCAAAAGGATAACACAACCAACCTGGTACTGAAATTCTAGAATTGGCACAGGTTTCTAGCGGGTTAACATAAATACTATCCAACTCAGCACCAACAACATCACTGGTTTGAATAACAGAATATGAAACAACCGTTTCTTTTCGCACCAACTCTGAAAAACTAGTTGGGGACTCAGCACTAGAAGCTTCAGCCACGGATAACTCAACCTCATTACTAGCTTTCAACGTAGTACCAACGGTGATCGGTTGAATATCTAATGAATTGAGAGGAGGTAGAGCATGTTTGATTGCTGACGCATGTTCTGGCTCCATTTGCAAAGTCGGAATTCCAAACACAACATCATCCCCAAGACTCCCATACATCAATAACTGTCCACTAGTGGAACCACCAATGGTGGAACAAATAGGAGCAATAACTCCAATGACAACTTTCCAACAAGGAGGTGGTGAACGCAAATTATAATACTCAAACAAAGAATGAAACGGAACTTCAATAGTAGCTGAAGAAGCCATTGAAGCATATAAAATTGCATGTTTCATTTGAAACATAGATCCAACATCATCAACAGCATCATAAAGCGGCGTGGTTAATGTTTGAGGAAGTATACCAACAATTAAAGCTCCTAAACACGACCCAGGAATAACCATCTGAAACGTTAATTTCAATGTTCCTGTAAAAGAGTAATAACCAGAAATTCTTTTAACTACCAAAGCATTTGTAAAATATAATTGATAGGGGTCCACATACGCACCAGTTAAAAGAGAACCATAAACTGTCGCTCCACTAAAAGAATATCTGGCTAATAACACTTGTCGTTTGAAAAAACTCTGTGGAGTATCATTAGGGAAGGATTTTATATCAGGTGAAGATTTACTTGTCACCATCTCAAGTGGAGCTTTAACCTGCAAGCTACCTAAGGTGTTTTCAACAGCACTCACTACGAGTTCATTCACTACAGATGAAGTATTCATTTGATACGAAATTGTCTCGACAGTTTTTAAGTTGACATCGTCGGGTTCAATCAACAACTCACGGGGCCCATTTTCCTCAGGGTCCCAACAAGAAAGAGAATTATCGCGCCATTTAGCTAAAAGGGTTGCATAAGAGTAAACTTTCCAACGCTCCCCAGAATAACCATACTTATGTGCGACACACTTCCACTGTTCCAACATCCAATCATAGAAAGCCTCTACATGAAAGAAAGCTTCAACAATCATATTAGAACCAGTGACAGCAGCAGTATCGTAAGCGCTTAATGCACTTTTTGAATCTCGATACGCCGCCATTCGACTCAAACTCTTTTTCTCAATCGGAACAAACCATAAACCATCCCTAAACACAAAAGACCGCTTGAGGAAAGTTGCAGTTGCCAATGTCTCCCAATCGTG